GGAGCAGCGTAAGCAACACTACGCCAAGACCACTAGAGACAATATGGATGCTGTAGATAACACGTTTATGAGAGAGAATGATGCTCGTATGCCCCTCTTTAAAGAGAAAAGGTCTACGACTTCGTTCGGTAAAGGTAAATAACTTTTTAACGAGGTTTAAAAATGGCATATCCCACCGTATCAGGCCCTTACGGGCTTATTCCGATCAATTTGATCGGCGGTCAGGTGTTTGCTGGTGCTACTCGTCAAATCCCCATCGGTACGGGTGAGACAACCGCTATTTTCTTTGGCGACGTTGTTAACCTTAATGGCGATGGGAATATCACGAAAGTAGCCACCACGGACTCTGGCTCTGCTGTTGGTGTTTTCCTTGGTTGCACCTTTGTCGATCCGACATTTGGTCTTACCTTCCGTCAGTTCTACCCCGGCGCTTTGACAAATTCTACGATCACTGCATACGTGCAGGACGATCCAGACGCTTTGTTCAAAGCCGCAGTGTGTGACACTGGCACAACAACCATCAGTTACTTAAACCGTACTGATGTTAATCGTAACGCTGCTTTGGTTCAGAACTCTGGTTCTACGGCCACAGGTAACTCTGGTGTAGCCATCAATGATGCGACCAACACCACGACCACCCTGCCAGTTCGTATTATCGACGTTGTTCCTGAGACAGCAATTGCTGGTTTCCCCGGTTCTTACACGGAAGTGATCGTGAAGTGGAACTTTGGTGTGCACCGGTATTACAACGCCACTGGCGTATAAGGAGCATATTAAATGGCTATTTCCCGCGCACAACTACTGAAGGAACTCCTCCCGGGACTGAACGCTTTGTTTGGTCTTGAGTATGCTCGCTACGGCGAAGAGCATAAAGAGATTTTCGAAATCGAAACCTCTGAGCGTTCCTTCGAAGAAGAAACCAAACTGTCTGGCTTTTCTGCTGCCCCTGTCAAAAACGAAGGTTCTGCCATCGCTTATGACAACGCACAGGAAGCGTTTTCTGCCCGATACAACCACGAAACCATTGCTCTTGGCTTCTCGCTGACGGAAGAGGCAATTGAGGACAACCTCTATGACTCCCTGTCCAGCCGGTACACCAAGGCTTTGGCCCGTGCTATGGCTTACACCAAGCAGACTAAGGCTGCTGCGATCCTGAATAACGGCTTTGACTCGGACTTCACCTTTGGTGACGGTCAGCCTTTGTTTAGCACCACGCACCCGCTAGTTTCTGGTGGCGTCAACAGCAACGAACCCTCAACTCCTGCCGACTTGTCTGAGACCTCCCTTGAGGCCGCTGTTATTCAGATCGCTGCTTGGACGGATGAGCGTGGACTGCTGATTGCTGCAAAGCCACGTAAGTTGGTCGTTCCCCCGTCACAGATGTTTATCGCAACCCGTATCCTTGAGACGGAACTGCGTGTTGGTACGGCGGATAACGACATCAACGCTCTGAAGAGCAATGGTTCGATCCCAGAGGGTTACACAGTTAACCACTATCTGACCGATCCTGATGCTTGGTTCTTGACGACTGACGTTCCTAACGGTCTGAAGATGTTCATTCGTACCCCGATGTCTACATCGATGGACGGCGACTTCGACACCGGTAACGTCCGTTACAAGGCTCGTGAGCGTTATTCGTTCGGTGCTAGTGACCCGCTTGGCGTCTTCGGTTCACCCGGATCGCCTTGATGTTGTGAGGAAGGGGGGTTGCAAAACCCCCCTTTTGTTGTATTCTTTAGGTACTAGGATTTATTTAGCCCATACGACTGGCCTAGCAGACGTTATAGAGACTTATGGGCAATGTGCTATAACACGAAAGGTTTATCATGGCTCAGACCACGTTCAGCGGCCCAGTGGCGTCGCAAAATGGTTTTATCGGCGGTACTTCTTCCGATCCTATTGTCGCAACTACCGCAGGCAATATCTCCAGTTTCTTTGGCACGGCAGAGAATACAACCGGTGACGTTCGTTTAAATTATTCCCGTTTGACCTTTACCACCACTGGTTCTGGTGAAACTGCTCGTTTTCTAACCCGAGTTACCGGTGCTAATGCCGCTACTGGCGGTACAGTTAACGGTGCTCATATCTCTTTATCTGTTAATACCGGCGGTTCTATCTCTGGTGCAGGCAACGGACTACGTGTAACCCTTGGTGCTGCTGCCAGCGTAACGGTTGGTGGTACTGTTGCAGCCCTACAGGTTGATTCTGACCTTGGTGCTGGCGCAACATTGCCCGGAAATGCTTCGTTTATCCGTGTAACTAACAGCGGCGCAGGGACAATTACCAATCTGTTTAACCTGCCAGATGCAATGGTTGCTCCGATTGGTGGTACAGCTACTACTGCTACCCAAAAAATCCGTTTCGTTGATTCGGCTGGTGTTGGGTACTTCTTGTATGCAATCGAAGCCTAATGCAGATAACGAAAGAGTTTTTGCTAACGGAGATTAAGAAAATGGAAGAGCAACGGAATCACGCACATGACGTAGCCGTTGCCTCTCAAGCGGCTATTGACACCATGACGGCGTTGATAGACCGCCTTGATCTCCCCGAACAGGAAACGGAGAACAAAGATGCAATATGATGTCAAATCAGCCTATGCGTCTGCGTCTGGACTAATGGTTCCGTTTAGAACCCGGCTTAAGGGAGCGGCGTTATCTTCTGCCGTTTCAACAGCAGGGACTGTAGCATTTCTAAACGACTTTACTATTGCCGGATCATACACAAGGGCAACTACAACTGCTACCGTTACGGCACAAAATCACGGGTTACAGACTTACAACTACGTGTATATTGATTTTGCCCCTAATGGCCCCACGGACGGTGTTTATAAAGTAGCAACTGTTACCAACGCAAACGTCTTTACTGTGGCTGTTGCCAACTCAGGAGACACTTCTGGTGCCGCTACTGTTTACAACGGTGTTTTGGCTCAGGCTACCGTATCTACTGTTAGTGGTACAAATCTCGTAATTCCCGGCGAGGGTATTTTGGCCCAAAACGGGGTTCGTGTTGTTCTTGATAGCAGTGTTACAGCAACTATTTACTACGGATAACCAAATGCAAAATCAAAAAGGTTACACGTTAGCAGGTCGCAAAGTTTTCTTTGGGATTCCTGCCTACGACCACAAGGTTTCACTCAAACAAGCCATCTCATTAATGCGGTTTGCCCAACAGGCGCCACAGCACGGGATTGACATTACGATTGGAAGCATTTGTGGGTGCTCGGTGGTATCACGGGCACGTAATCTTTTAGTTCAAGACTTCTTAGAGTCTGACGCAACTGAGTTGATGTTTATCGATGCGGACATTAACTTCCAGCCAGAAGACATTATCCGTTTGATGGCATGGGTTACAGAGGAAAGCATTGACATTGCTGCTGGTATCCCGTGCGCCCGTAAGGTTGAGAAGACCTACATTGTTACGCTAGACGAAGACGATTCTGGGGTCATGATGAACGGTATGGGTCTGGTACGAGCCAAACGGGTGGCTACTGCCTTTATGATGATCAAGCGTGAAGTGATTGAGAATCTAGTTAAAGACAATCCTCAGTGGAGTTATTGGGATGACAAGACCCAGCGCACGCTATCGGCAATCTTTGACTTTGCCGTTAAGGACAACTCCTACGTTGGTGAAGACTATCTGTTCTGTGACCGTGCCCGTGATGCTGGCTATCAGGTTTGGGTAGACCCAACAATCAAACTAGGCCATATGGGAGTACAAGAGTACGAGGGTGACTTTGGAAACGAAGCCTTCTACCCACGGCTCGTTAAAGACGAGAAGATTGCAAATGGCTAAGAAGGGTGTTTCTTTGGCTATTGGGCGCGGTGAAAAGTTGCCGGTGTCTAAAGGTGCGGGATTAACCGCAAAAGGTCGCGCTAAATACAACGCTGCCACAGGTTCTAATCTAAAAGCACCGGCGCCAAAACCCAAGACCAAGAAAGATGCTGCTCGTCGTAAATCGTTTTGTGCTCGGATGAGTGGTATGCCGGGACCGATGAAAGATGAAAAAGGACGCCCTACCCGTAAAGCAGCAAGTTTAAAAAGGTGGGGTTGTTAAATGGAGATGATGCTTTGGAACACGTTGCTAACGGCTCTGATAGGTGTTTTGGCCTACATAGGTCATGAGAAAATTTCTGAACTACAGCGTCTTAACCTTTTGATTAACAAAACTAGAGAAGAGGTGGCCCGTGATAACGTCACTCAAGCAGAAATGGACAAGTTTGTTGAGCACATTGACCAGCGCTTTAACAAACTTGAAGCAAAAATTGATGCGCTTATGCAAAAGGGGTAAGTGATGGCTGACGATAAAAGAGTCGAAGGTCGTACTACTTACATAGAAGAAAATATGCCGGATGGCATGTTAAAGAAAGCCGCTGTTGGTATTAGCAGGTTAGGCGATGCCGTTGGTTTTACTCAGGAAGACAAATATAAGGGTAAAACCAGAGCAGAAGTAGCTAAAAAATCTACGCCCGAGAAAAAACGGGCTGGTGGTACGGTTGGTTCGGCCTCTAAACGAGCCGATGGTATTGCGACTAAAGGAAAAACTCGTGGGAGGATAGTGTAATGAATAATCTAAAACCCGTTGATGCAGAACAAAACCCGGGCCTTTCTAAACTACCTACCGAAGTACGGAACAAAATGGGGTATATGAAAAAAGGTGGGCAAGTAAAATCCTCCGCTTCCAAGCGTGCAGATGGTATTGCTACCAAGGGCAAGACCCGTGGAAGGATGGTGTGAAATGATAAATATTAAAAAGTTTATTGACGCAGCAATAGCATCAGGGGCAATTAAACCCACCGATCCTGCCGCTACTCCTGCCCCCTCTGGAGATTTGTCGTCTGGTAATTTTTTGAAAAGTATTGCAAAAGTTGTTGAAGCAGTACCAAATGCTAAAAGCGCTTCTTCTGAAGTTGGGGGTATGTATAAAAGGTTAACTGCGGCAGATATTGAAGAAGAAAATAAAAAGAAGATGGGTATGAAAAAAGGCGGGCAAGTAAAGTCTTCTGCTTCTAAGCGTGCTGATGGTTGTGCTCAACGGGGTAAGACCCGTGGGAAGATGGTCTGATGCCAGCCGTATCTAAAAAACAGGAAAAGTTTATGCAAGCGGTGGCTAATAACCCAAAGTTTGCAAAAAAGGTGGGCGTACCAACGTCCGTAGGTCGTGAATTTACGAAAGGAAAAGATATGAAAAAGATGGAAGCAGGCGGCATCACTAAAAAAATGCCAACCGCAAAGCAGATGGGTTCGCTTGGTATGAAGTCTGGTGGGGTTAAAAAAATGGCTGGCGGTTTGGCTGCTGGTCACAAGACCGCTGATGGCGTTGCTAAAAAAGGCAAGACCAAAGGTAAAAAAGTCGGTATGAAAAGCGGCGGGATGGCCTGCTAAATGCGACCAAGCCGGGGTATGGGGATAATTAACCCCTCTAAGATGCCAAACGCTAAGACGATCACCCGCAAGGATGATCCGAATGAGGTCAAGATGTATGCAGGAGGCGGTTTGTACGCCAATATTGCTGCAAAGAAAAAACGTATTGCAGCGGGGTCAGGCGAAAAGATGCGTAGTGTGGGTGCTAAAGGTGCTCCTAAAAAAAGTGACTTTGCTCAGGCTGCGAAGACCGCATCTTACAAAGAGGGCGGTGAGTCCAAGGTAAACGAGGCTGGTAATTACACCAAACCCGGCATGCGTAAGGGTCTGTTTGAGCGTATTAAGGCTGGTGGCAAGGGCGGTGCTCCGGGTCAGTGGAGCGCCCGTAAGGCTCAGATGTTGGCTATGCAGTATAAGAAGGCTGGTGGAGGCTATCGTGATTGATTTTATTCAAAAACAGATTGAGATTTCTGAGCGTCTGTTTGATTTGATGCAAAAAGATCACAAAGAGCGTATGAACGGTATTGCCGTCTGGGCCGAAATGAGCACCGGATTAATGCAAAAGTTAGATCAGCGGGACGCAGAAATAACCAGACTTCGCAATTGTGTACAGGTATTAGAAGAGCAACTTCAAAAAAGTAATTTTGGGGGTACAAATGAAAGCGCCTCAAAAAAGTCTGAAGGCATGGACTCAACAAAAGTGGAGAACTAAGAGTGGCAAACCTTCTACGCAAGGATCGCAGGCTACAGGGGAAAGATACCTCCCAGCCAGCGCCATCAAAGCGCTCTCCTCGCAAGAGTACGCCGCGACCACGAAAGCCAAAAGAGCCGGTAAAGCAGCCGGAAAGCAGTTCGTTGCTCAACCTAAAGGAGTGGCTAAAAAAGTTGCTCCGCATAGGAAAGTGAAATGAGCACAACCGGTACCACAGCCTTTAACCTAGACCTCAATAACCTCGTAGAAGAGGCGTTTGAGCGCTGTGGTCAAGAGTTGCGCACGGGCTACGATATGCGTACAGCCCGCCGTAGCCTGAACCTTTTGACGATTGAGTGGGCTAACCGAGGCATTAACCTGTGGACTATTGAGCAGGGGTCTATTCCTCTGAATCAGGGGCAGATTTGTTATGCCCTACCCGTAGATACCATTGATCTGATGGATATGGTGGTGCGTACCCAGACGGGGATTCCGCAGACGGACATCAATATCAACCGGATCTCGTCCTCGACCTACGCCACAATCCCCAATAAGAACGCCCAAGGCAGGCCGATTCAGGTATGGATTGACCGCCAAAGTGGTTATGAGAACATCACAACCAAGACCCTAGCGACCACGATTACCTCAACTTCTAACACTATTACGCTTAGTTCTGTAGAAGGTTTAAACTACGTCGGGTTTATAAAACTTGGCAACGAGACTATTGGATACAACGAAATATCAGGGAATACCCTACAAAACTGCGTTCGTGGCGTAGATAACAGCACGGCTGCTGGGCATACTGCCGGGGCTATTGTGACGGTACGTAACCTGCCCAATATCTGTGTGTGGCCTGCCCCAGACCAGTCTAACTTCTATTCCTTTGTTTACTGGCGTTTGCGTCGTATCCAAGACGCTGGGAATGGTGTTAACACCGAGGATGTCCCTTTCCGTATGATCCCTTGTATGGCGGCTGGATTGGCCTATTACCTGTCCCTGAAGATACCTGATGCCATGAATAGGATCGAGATGCTGAAGGCGTCCTACGAAGAACAGTGGTTGCTGGGTTCAAGTGAAGACCGGGAAAAGGCTTCCTTGCGGCTGGCTCCACGGCAGTACTTTTATTAGGATGCCATATGGCTGGGCCAAAGTTTGCTTCTGGTAAGTGGGCAATATCCCAATGTGATAGATGCGGGTTTCGGTATCAGTTAAAGGAACTTAAAAAATTAGTAATCAAGACCAAAAACATCAATCTGCTCGTTTGCCCTACCTGTTGGGAGCCAGACCAGCCCCAGTTACAGTTGGGGATGTACCCTGTTTACGACCCACAGGCCCTGCAAAACCCACGCCCAGACACGACGTACTTACAAGCGGGTTATACGGGGCTACAGATAGATACAGGGACAACGGGACAATTGGGTAGCGGTGATCCCTCTGGAGGAAGTAGAATCATTCAATGGGGATGGAATCCTGTTGGTGGGTCAAGGGCAAATGATGCGAGTCTTACCCCCAATAATCTGGTTTTGAGTATCTCACTTGGAACCGTAACAGTAGCAACCACTTAAGGAGTTTAAAATGGATCTTAAAGAAGTATTAAAGAAACATATGGCTAAGAAGGGCGCCAAGGCTCACCCTGATTCCAATGTCAAGAAGTTGGCTCGGGGTGGTAAAACCAACCTTCAGATGAAACAACTAGGCCGTGGGATGGCAAAAGTCGCCAACCAGAAAAAGCCAATGTCAATGGTCAGAAAAACGGGGATCTAATATGAGCCAAGCCAACGATAAGTGCGATTTTTTCCCTGCTGAAACTGCCGATCCTATTGGCAAATACACGCAGCCTAAGCCCTATACCGATACAATGGGTCAGAATGGGTATCCAAATGCGATCCCCAACACCCAGACAATGCGGACTCGTGGTACTAAAAACACCACCCGGGGTAACAGCAATAGCACAAAGATGGGCTAATGAATTACACGCAACTAACTGCCTCGATTAA